ATGCAGGAGCTTGGCCGAATGATAAAAAAGCTGTGCAGCAAGCTGTTCAGCCGCATTGTAATTACCGGGGTGCTGATTTTGATCCAGGCGGCATGGTTCTGGTCTTTGTTCACAAGCCTTTCCAGCTATGCGCACTGGCTGAACCCGCTGATGATAGCCTTGAGCGTTATCATGTGCGCGGTGCTTATCCGGCAGGATTCCACCGCGCCGGAGTTCAAGATCAGCTGGATGGTTCTTTTCATGATCATGCCGGTGCAGGGCGGTTTGCTCTACCTGCTGTGGGGCGATAAGCGCCCGGCATTCCGCCTGCGCAAAAAGCTGGATTGGGCCTATGACCGCATCCGCCCACTTCGCCGCACGGACCCTGCGGCACAGGCCATGCTGGAACGGGCCAACCCCCGCGCGGGGCGCACTGCAGCTTACCTGCGGGATTTTGCCGCTTACCCGGTGTATTCCGGCACCAACGTCAAGTTTTACGCTTCGGGAGAAGCGGTCTTTCCCGATCTGCTGGAAGCGCTTGAATCAGCACAGGAATCGATCCTTTTGGAGTTCTTTATTATCTCCAAGGGCAAAATGTGGGATGCCGTACATGATGTGCTGCGTCGTAAAGCGGCTCAGGGCGTGGATGTGCGGATGATTTATGACGATGTGGGCTGTGCCACTGGCCTGCCCGCCCAATACTGGAAGACCCTGCAGGTGGAAGGGATCCAGGCAGTGCCGTTTAACCCGTTTGTGCCGTTGCTGAACTTGGTGATGAACAGCCGCGACCACCGCAAGATTGTGGTGGTGGATGGAAAAACCGCCTTTACCGGCGGTTTTAACCTGGCGGATGAGTACATTAACCAAAAAGAGCGCTTTGGCTATTGGTGCGATACCGGCGTGCGGCTGCAGGGCCCCGCGGCGTGGAGTTTTGCCACGATCTTTCTGGAGCTGTGGGCCAGCCAGCGCCCCGACGATCCCGGTCTGGATGCTTACCGCGAGGAGCAGCCGTTCCCGGCGGAAGAGCCGACGATCGGCCTTGTGCAGCCCTACAGCGACAGCCCGGTGGACGATGAGAATGTTTCCAAAAATGTCTACCTGGACCTGATCACCCAGGCACAGGAAACGCTGTGGATCACCACGCCGTACCTAATCTTGGATAACGCCACCATGACGGCACTGCGCCTGGCCGCAAAGCGCGGCGTGGATGTGCGCATTTATACCCCCGGCATCCCGGATAAAAAGATGGTTTACCAGCTGACCTGCAGCTACTTTGAGCCGCTGATCCGCTCTGGGGTCAAGATCTACACCTTCACGCCGGGCTTTCTGCACGCAAAAACCTGGCTGGTGGATGGCAGGATCGCCGTGGTGGGGTCCATCAATCTGGACTACCGCAGCCTGTACCTGCATTTTGAATGTGCCGCCCTGCTGTATGGCTGTGCCGCGCTGGCCGATGTGGGCGAATTTATGATGCAGCTGGAAAAACAGTCCCATCTGGTAGAGCTGAAAGAATGCCGCACCAGCGCGCCGGGCCTGATGGTATCCGCCTTGCTGCGGCTGCTGGCACCATTGTGCTGATAGAGCTGACTCTTGTGTTTACCCAGTAGGTAGGGGCGCTCACGGATTTGCTTATGGCATCCACCACAAGGTTTCGGAACGGTCAAGACCGTTCCCTACAGAGTTTGTTGTAACAGGTGGCAGATATTTGTGGCGCATCCCCCACCGTAGGGGCGCACATTGTGCGCATGCTTCGTGTTCCGAGCCACTCTGCTATGCGGGCCGATGATGAGCAGCGGCCCCTACAGATTGCTTGCAGTGCTTGCGGCAAACAATGGGTTTTCTCCGGCAGAATGTGGACGTTTGCACCCCAGCATGCACCAAACGGCAAAGAACAACAGATAAACAACAGTAGTACAACAAGGCATGCGCTTTGCAGTGTTCCTGAAATGACAGAAATGATTTCAGAAACCTGTGAAGCGCATGCTGTTTATTTTTACCCCAAAACGGGCAAAAAATGCTGACAGGATGCACAAGCGCAATACATAAAAACTAACAATCCTGTACAAAAGCAAAAGCACAAACTAAAATTCTGAAATTATGTTACAGAATTCTGTTGACAACTTGAGGTTGTTGTGCTATGATGCAGATGTTCCCAAAAGGACCTGCTGCACTGGCGGGAACAAAACCCGGCGGGGGCTGCCACCCCTGCCAGAAAGAAGGGATGCTTTGGAAAAGATCACGGCAGAGCGCGTGCTGGCGGAACTGGCAGAGATCGCGTTTGCCGACCTGGGGGCCGAACCTGCCCCGCCCGTAAAAGTGGGCGATAAGCTGCGTGCGCTGGAGCTGATTTATAAGTATCTGGGCCTTGGCGATGGCGCTGCAGCGGAGGAGCCCGTTGTGATTGTGGATGAAGCACCCACCGAGCAGGAGGTGACGCCATGAGGGTGCGCATCCGGGATGTGGTAGCGCCGGTGTTCTGGCCGGTGCACCGCGCCATTGCCCGCGGCACAGTTCAGGAACTGGTGGCCAAGGGCGGGCGCGGCAGCGGCAAATCCAGCTATATTTCCATTGAGCTTGTTTTGCAGCTGCTGCGCCACCCCGCCTGCCACGCGGTGGTGCTGCGCAAGATCGGCGGCACGCTGCGCACCAGTGTGTATGCGCAGATCCAGTGGGCCATTGGGGCGCTGGGGCTGGCAAAGCAGTTCCGCTGCACCGTCAGCCCTATGGAGTGTACTTATCTGCCCACAGGGCAGAAGATCCTCTTTTTTGGCACCGACGACCCCGGCAAGCTGAAAAGCATCAAGGTGCCATTTGGAGCCATCGGTCTGGCCTGGTTCGAGGAGCTGGACCAGTTCGACGGCCCCGAGGAGGTGCGCAGTGTGGAGCAGAGCGTGTTCCGCGGCGGCAGCTTTACCCTGGCATTCAAAAGCTTCAACCCGCCGGCATCGGGGCGCAGCTGGGCCAACCGTTATGCGCTGGAACAGCGCCCCGGCAAGCTGGTGCACCACTCCACCTACCGCGACCTGCCGCCCGCCTGGCTGGGCGAACGCTTTTTGACGGATGCCGCCCACCTGGAACAGACCAACCCCACGGCGTTCCGCCATGAATATTTGGGCGAAGCGGTCGGCTGCGGCACGGCAGTGTTTGGCAACATCCAGCTGCAAACCCTGACAACCGAACAATGCCAGAGCTTTGACCGGGTGTACCACGGGGTGGACTGGGGCTGGTATCCGGACCCCTGGGCCTACAACGCTGTGCATTACGATGCCGCCCGCCGCACCCTGGTGATCTTTGACGAGCTGACCCGCCGCCGCACCCCCAACCGGGAAACCGCCCGCCTGCTGCTGGACCGCGGACTGGACCGCACGGCGCTGCTGACCGCCGATGCCGCGGAACCCAAAAGCTGTGCGGACTACCGCGCGGCGGGCCTGCCGTGCCGGGCGGCAGTCAAAGGTCCCGGCAGTGTGGCCGCCGGGATGAAGTGGCTGCAAAGCCTGAACGCTATCATCATTGACCCCGTGCGCTGCCCCGAAACTGCAGCCGAGTTTACCGGCTATGAATACCTGCGGGATGCGCGAACCGGGGAGGTGACCAACGCCTGGCCGGACGCCGACAACCACCACATTGACGCGGTGCGCTATGCGCTGGAAAGCGTGTGGCGGCGGCGCGGCAGCTGAACCCACAAATAGGAAAGAAGGAATGGATTGAAAAGTTACTTGGAACAGGCATTCGGCCGGGGAGATGTGACCTCGGCCCGGATGCAGGCGGCCATCCGGGAATGGCTGAACCTTTATTACGGCACCCAGTCCCCCGGCGAGGACGCCGCCGACCGACTGGCGGTGCTGGTGGTCAGCAAGCTGTGCCGCACCGTGTTTGCGGAGTATGAAAGCAGGACCGCCGAAGCCCTGGCCCCCAGCCTGCAGGCGCTGGATGCCGTGCGGGTGCAGGCCATGCAGTACGCACTGGTTGGCGGTGAATGCCTGCTGAAACCGGTGCTGCATGGCCGCGGGTTTGACTTTGTGCCCATCCGGCGGGACTGTTATGCACCCCTTGGCCGCGATGCCCACGGCGCTTTGACCGGCGTGGGCACCATGGAGGTGCTGCGCCACGATGGCCGCGGCTACCTGCTGCTGGAGCGCCGCACCGCCGGGGCGGACGGCCTGACCATCGAGACCCGCTTGTTTGAGCTGGCAGGTGAGGCGTTAGGCCGGGAGGTGCCGCTGGCAACGCTGCCCGCCACCGCCCAGCTGCAGCCAAGTTTGCTGCTGCCGGGGGTGCGGGGCGTTGGTCTGGCTGCACTGCGCACCCCGCTGCTGAACTGTGTGGATGGCGGCCCCGACGCCGTGGCGGTATATGCCCCTGCCGCCGGCTTGATGCACAGCGCCGCCCGGCTGGAATACCAGATGCGGCAGGAGTTTGAAAACGGTGCTTCCCGTGTGTTTGCCTCGGAGGACCTGCTACGGGAGGATGGCTATGGCCGCCGCACCTTGCAGGATGATCTTTTCATCGGCCTGCCGGATGACCCCGCCAACGTGGGGGTGACGGTGTACAGCCCGCAGCTGCGGGTGGAACAGTTTTTGACCCGCAAGCAGGATATCCTGCGCAGCTGCGAAAGCCTGATCGGTTTCAAGCGCGGCATTTTGAGCGAGGTGGAAGCCGCCGAGCGCACCGCAACGGAAATCACCTCCAGCGAGGGCGATTATAACCTGACCATCCAGGAATTGCAGGCTATGTGGCAGAACGGTGCCGGCCAAGCGCTGGAACTGTGCGCCGCGCTGGGCAAGGTGTACGGCATGCCGGGCCTGAGTTTTGACGCCGGGAAAGACCTGACGATGGACTGGGGCGATGGCGTGCTGTTTGACCGCACCCGCACCTGGAACGAGTACATGAGCATGGTAACATCCGGCCTGCTGCGGCCGGAACTGGCCCTTGCCTGGTACTTTGACCTGCCCCATGCCGATGCCGCCCAGCTGGCAAAGATCCGTAAGGAGCTGATGCCGCAGGCAGCACAAGCGGCCCCCGCAAACAACGAAGAAAAGAAAGGAGAAACCCAGATTGGAGCATAAATCGACAACCCCCGCCGCACAGCCGGTGCAGCCCGCACCCTATGCCGCCGGAACCGGCAGTGCCCCGCTGCTGAACCGTGAAGCGGAATTTGCCTGCATGAGCTACCGGGAGCGCCTTGCCTTAAAGCACAGCGACCCCGATACCTACCGCCGCCTGCGGGAAAAGTAAGCGGGACGAATAGACTTGCCGCAGACCGTCGAAAAGTGATTCGTAGGGGCGCAGTGTGCGCCTGCATGCTCTACAAGGCAAAAAGGCAAAATTTGAACTTTTCGATAAGCTGAACGGGTCAAATAGACCCGCAAAAATTGATTGATTAAAGGAGAAATTCTATGGCAGATACTTATACCAAAATTGCTGATTTGATCGACCCGGAAGTGATGGGGGACATGGTGTCCGCCCGAATCCCCAAAAAGCTGCGCGTGGCACCCTTTGCCAAGGTGGATGATACCCTGGCCGGTGTCCCCGGCGATACCATCACGGTGCCCGCCTATGCCTACATCGGCGATGCCGACATTGTGGCCGAGGGCGAGGCTGTGACCATTGAAAAGATGACGACATCCACCCGCAAAGCCACCGTGAAAAAGGCCATGAAGGGCATTGGCCTGACCGATGAAGCGGTGCTTTCCGGCTACGGCAACCCGGTGGGGGAGGCCAACACCCAGCTGGCCATGGCCATTGCCGCCAAGATCGATAACGACTGCATGGATGTGCTGCAGACCGCTACCCTGACCTATGACGGCTCGGCGGGCATTATCAGCTATGCGGGCGTTGTGGATGCGGTGGACGCCCTGCAGGAAGAGCAGGCCACCGAAAAGGTAATCTTTGTTCACCCTAAACAGGTGACCCAGCTGCGAAAGGACGCCGAATTCACCAGCACGGACAAGTACCCCGCCAATGTGCGGATGTCCGGCGAGATCGGCTCCATTGCGGGCTGCCGTGTGGTGCCCAGCAAAAAGGTGCCGCTGGTGGAGGTTGGCTCCGGCAAAACCAAGTGCTATGCCTGCCCTATCATCAAGCTGGAAGCCGACCACGACAACGAGGACGAGGTGCCCGCTCTGACCATTTACCGCAAGCGCGCGGTGAATGTGGAAACCGAGCGCAAACCCAAGATCCGCACCACCGAGATCACAGCGGACGAATTTTACGTTGCCGTGCTTTCCAACGAGGCCAAGGTGGTGCTGGCAAAGTTCAAGGCCTAAGGTGTATCTGAAAACAAAGAAAATCCTGTGAGAAGGAGGAATGCCTTTGCCGGATTACGAATTTTATACCGCCAGCTACCTGGGCGAAAAGATCCCGCAGGAAAGCTTTGCACGCTTTATTACCCGCGCCGCTCGCCAGCTGGAGCGCTACAAAAGTATGTTTGATGTGCGCCCGCGCGCGGGCCTGCGGGAACCGGAAGCCTGCGCCCTCTGCGCCATAGCGGATGCAATGTATGCCTTTGCGGAGGAGGACAAGCGCTGCCGCGTGGTGAGCGCCAGCGTGGGCAGCGTGAGCGAAACCTATGCTGCCCCGCCGGAGCTCTGTGCCGAAACCATCCAGAGCCGGGAAGGTTACCTGCGTGCCCTGGCGCAGGATTACCTGGTGTTTGGCCGCTATGCCAGCGGCGGGGTGGGCTGATGGCCGCGCCCTTACAGTACCCCCTGTGCTGCCAGACCGTTACCTTCTACCATGCGGACCCGGCGACACATACCATCACGCGCACCGTTGTGCAGGGCGTACACTTTGATACCCGCCGCCGTGAAACCGCGGCAGGCGGCAGCGGCCCCGCAGGCAGTGCGGCCACGGCGTTTTTGCTGGTTATCCCGGAAAAACATGCGGCGTTTGGCCGGGATTATACGCTGGAACCCCATGACCGCGTGCTTGCAGGCACCGGGCCGGAGGTGAGCTACACCCAATGGCTGGATTTTACCCCCGCCAAAGTGCCGGGGCTGGCCGCTGTGCAGTATGTAGACTGTAAAACAGCGGCCGGGCAGGCTGCCCATGTGGAAGCGGGCGGCTGGTGGACCCGCTCCGGCAGCGGCGCGCACAGCCTGAGTAACTGACCGGAAAGGGGGAGACAAAGCGCGTGAACGAAACCTATTTTGAACAGTTGCTGCAATGGCTGGCCCGCTGCCCGGCTCTGACCGGTATTGATCTGCGTGTGGACGACCTGCCCCCGGCGGCGGGCACCGGGGCGCTCTTCCCCAAAGGGGTGGAGCAGACCGACCGCTGGCAGAACCTGCTGGGGCAGGTGACGGCCCGCCAAAAAATGCAGCTGGTGCTGCGCCTGAACCTGCCCTTTGTGCCGGGAGATGCGAATCTGAGTGCCCAGACCGCCCGCCGCCTGTTGGAACTGCAGGCCTGGGTGGCGGAGCAGAGCGCGGCCGGCTTGGCCCCGCGGCTTGGCAACGCTGACCCCGTACAGGAGACCCTGACCGCCGGGGCCGCCCGGCTGGAACAGGCCAACGATGAGGGTAGCGCAGTTTACACCGTTACACTGACGGCACACTATACGATGAAATGGAGTGATACATTTGAAGATTGAGCGCAAATATATGGCGCACTTTTTGAACGCGGCGTTTGATTCCGGTACCGCCAGCTATTGCCGCTTGGGCAACGATCTGGAAGAATATTCCCCGGAACTTTCCGCCAATGTGGAAAAGAAAAATAATATCCTGGGCCAGACTTCGGTCACGATCGACAGCTACCAGAAACAGGGCGAAGTGGCACCCTATTATGCCGAGAAAAACGACCCGCTGTTTGAAAAGCTGCAGGCCATTATCGACGGTGACCTGACGCTGGATGACCTGAAAACCGACATTGTGGAGGTTAAGCTCTGGGGCGAAGCATCCGCCAACGCCTACCCGGCCATCAAGGAGGAATGCTACATTGAGATCGTCAGCTATGGCGGCGATACCACTGGCTACCAGATCCCCTTTAATGTGCATTATACCGGCGTAAAAACCAAGGGTACCTTCAACATTAGCACCAAAACCTTTACGGCGGCGTAAGGCAGAACAGGAGGATGGATGATTTTACACAATGGGGATGTTTTGTTTGGCTGGCCGCTGCAAAGCCATGTGATTACCGCTGGGTGGTTTTATAATGATGGCAGCCTGCACCGGGCGCTGGATTTCCGCGCGGCGGTGGGCACGCCGGTATACGCCGCAGAGGGGGGCACGGTGGAGACGGCCTACCGCTGGAATGGCCGCCGCACCCAGGGGGATACCAACAGCTATGGCAATATGCTCAAGCTGCGCCATGCGGATTACCGCGGCGGCCGGCTGGAGACGCTGTACGCCCATTTGAGCAAACTCTGCGTGGCCCAGGGGGAGACGGTATACGAGGGCCAGCTGATCGGCTACAGCGGGGATACCGGCAACTGTTACGGGGCGCACCTGCATTTTGAGGTGCGGTACAAAAACCGCCGGGTCCACCCGCTGAACTGGCTGGATGCAGATTTTGCGGCGGCATCTACCGCGGTGCGGCTGGGCGGCCACCAGAGCGTTGCCCGCCCGGCAGCGGAAAAAGCACAGCCGGTCCAAATGCAGACGGTAACGGTGGGGCCGATTTCCAACGGGGATGCTGCCCGGCTGTATGCCCTGTGCGGGGACCTTGGCCTGGTGGAATCGGGGCTGTACCACGCCGCCTATACGGAGGTGTGAGCAGGATGGAAGCAATTCTGGTGGCGCTGATCACCGGCGGGCTGAGCCTGCTGGGGGTGGTTATCACCAACATGATGGCTGCCCGCCGCGCGGAACAGCGGATGGTAACGGCCCAGGCGGTCACGGATGCCCGCTTAGAGGAGCTGACCCGCGAAGTGCGCGCCCACAACAACTTTGCCCAGCGGGTGCCGGTGCTGGAAGAGCAGCTGCGTGTGGCAAACCACCGCCTGAGCAACCTGGAAAAGGCGCATACCCCCGCAGGCCGGGCCATAAGTTAAAAGAAAAGCATAAAAAAGCATAAAATAAAAAGGAGGAGACCATGGATCTGACAACTTTTGGTATGGCAGGGGTGGCGGCGATTACGGTTATCTGCTACCTGGCGGCAACAGCGGTCAAACAAACGCCGCTTGCCAATAAATGGTTGCCCACCATCTGCGGCACGCTGGGCGGTGTGCTGGGGGTGCTGGCCTGGTGCGGAAGTGTGCCGGACTTCCCGGCAGGCGACCCATTGACAGCGCTGGCCGTGGGCATTGTTTCAGGCCTCGCGGCAACCGGTACCAACCAGCTGATCCGCCAGCTGAAACAGCCGGAATAAAATAATAGGGGGAATTACCCTATAAATAGTTGAAAATCCCGCCGGGAGCTGCGCATATGGCTCCCGGCGGGATTTTGCTTGATTTGCTTGCATAATTTGCGCCAACGCCTTATAATGAATAATATCTATGATGGGAGGGGTGCGCATGGCGCAAATTACGCCGGAACAAACAACAAAAGCCATACACCCGGTATTGGGAATTATGGGGGGCCTTGGCCCGGCGGCGAGCTGCTACCTGTACCAGATGATCACCGACCATACCCCCGCCCAGAAAGATCAGGACCACATTGATATCGTCATCTCCTCGCGCGCGTCCACCCCGGACCGCACAGCCTTTATTGTGGGCAAAAGCAAGGATGACCCCTTTGATGTGATGGAGCAGGACGGCATCAGCCTGGTGCGCTACGGTGCTACCGTACTGGCCATTGCCTGCAACACCGCGCATTATTTTTATGACCGCCTGGCCGCGGCCCTGCCGGTACCGGTACTGAACATGCCGCGCCTGACCGCGGCGGATGCCAAGGCGGCCGGGTGCCATAAGCTGGGTATTCTGGCAACGGACGGCACCCTGCTGGCGGAAACGTATCAGATCGCCTGCCGGGATATCGGCCTGGAATGGGCCGCCCCCGGCGAACAGGCCCAAAAGGGCATCATGTCCATCATCTATGATGAGATCAAGCAGGGCAAGCGCGTAGACATGCAGCTGTTTAACGCAGCGGTGGATGACCTGAACGCCCAGGGGTGCGATATGGCGGTGCTTGGCTGCACGGAACTGAGCCTTGTGAAGCGGGACGAACACCTGGGACCGTTTTTCATCGACAGCACCGAGGTTCTTTGCAAGCACGCCATGCGCGCCTGCGGCGTGGAGCCGGTGGGATTTGAGGATTGA